ATCTCCTAATGACGTGCGGTATCTAACACGGTAGAACATCATGGTTAATCCCGTGGGTTGGTCTGTGTCGAGTACGTCAAACTCGACACTCTCTGGAATAATATCAAACGCCAAACCATTGAGCGTAATGTCCGCCAGTAGTTTAGCGTGTGCCGATTTAACGGTTGGGTCTGCCAACTGGTCTGGTACTGCACCCCGTGTTACCACCGTAATACGAGTGAGCAGCGACCAATTTAGATATGGCAGAAACCCCTCCATATCGCCCTCATCCTTAGTCCATTCCACAATAATTGCAGGAGACTCAGAACGAGCGAGTGCTTCAATACGTGAGCGATAAATGCGAGTACTAACGCCAACCGTACCGTTTAGGTTGGTCATTATCCGTGCTAGTATCTGCTCCCGTTTGGTACTCATGTTTTACTCAACATAATCTGACAGAATAAACCATCACCAATTCCGCCCAGTGGCTCCCGCACTTTGTACGCTACGCCAGCAACAGTCAACGAGTCATTATAAACGAGATTGCCAAACTCACTTGTTTTGCAGGTTAGCCGATAGTCAGTGCTAACTACTGCAACGCCATCTTGTTCAATAACGCCAGGTTGGTCGAGGATACCCAGTCCAGTAGTTGCACCAGATACAACGGTATCCCCGAAGTCGGCTAGATAAACGTCAACGTCATCGACAAATGCAGGCATTCCTATGCTCCGTACTTCCTAGAACCGAAGCCGGTTGCTGCATAGTGCCCACCTAATGAACTGCCAACGGTAACCAAACGCAAACGTACATATCGCTTAAGGTGGTCGCAATTGCGTTGAAACACAACGTTAATGCCAGCATTATCATGTGTCACCGTCAATGGACCGCCGCCTGCCGCTGAGATTGCAGCAAAGTCACCATCCGTTTCTGTGGACGATTCGAGTAATGAGAATGTACAGGTTTTCGCTGCGTCACCAGTAGCAGTACTAACAATCTGAAACACAATGTCGCCCTCATAGTCAAGAAGGTCGATTTTTTCTCCATTGACAGTGGTTGCGTTTGGCTGTCCAGCAGGTGCTAAAGGAGCAACAGTAGCAGTGCCAAGACGACTAATTTTAGTTCCCAAATTTGTAATTGCCATTGTTCCTCCTATGAGATTTGTAAATCACGAATACGGCTAAATGACTCAGGACGACGGATACCGCAGTCGAAGGTCTGCATAATCCGCAAGTCAATGCTGCCCGCTGCATATCCCGTACCGTATGGATTAGGTAGGATTTCAGTACCACCCCACATTGCCATAACAACATCAGCAAAATTTCCGAAGATGATGCAGTGCCTGTTGGCAGTACCACCAAAATTGGTGGGCACTTGATTGGAACGGACAATTGGATATCCATTAATCGCCGGCAATATGCCACGACCAGCAGGGTCTAATAGGTTGTTTGTCCATAACGGTAACCGATCCGCAGCACCAGTACTAGACGCCTTCAACTTCTTGAGGTGTCCAATAACGGCTGAATTGGTCAGGTAGTACAGACTACCATTTAGTGCATTAAGGACATCTACTTCAGTCTCTAACGTAATTAGCGGGTCTAAATTGGTAATCGACGTTGCACTTACTGTTTGACTAGCATTAGCCAGTGGTACCTGTAGGAGTCCAAGTGGTTGCCCATTGCTGCCAGAACCATTGATAATGGCAAGGTCGATACCTAACGCTAATTGCTGGGCAATGTCGTTACGAACCAATTGTTCAATATCAGGACTGGTCTGCTGCATTGCCAATCGAGTAATCCGAGACAATACGCCCGCCTGCTTTGGCATTAGGGTCATGGTGTCATAGGTAGACCCAGACTGTGTAACAGCTGCATCTTCAGCAACCCAGTACATGGTGGATGCCGACTTCTGACGTGGGATAGAAACATTGCCAGTTAAACCAGTCAGGACGGTTGGCCCAAGCTGGGTGATAATTGCAGTATTCCGCAACAGGTCAATGAAGAATGCTGCCAGTAGATTCTCCGCAACTAATGCACCACCAGTTGAGTATGATGTAACGCTCTGAGTGCTACGAGTGCTGATTGGGATATTGTGTGGAATAAAGAACCCCTGGGTTTCACGCCCAATCTGTTTGGCAAGCGTATCCGACACTTCACGCTCTAGTCCAGCCTCGTTCCATGTGTTGTTGACACAAGCACGGATAGCACGCACTACAGAGTAGTCACGTTGCTCGCGCTTGTTCAGGTCGATTGCACTAGAGTCAGATTGAACAGGACGTTCGATTTGTCCTGCTGTTTGTAATACGTCGAGAAATGCTGCACGAGCCTCCTCGACAGTTTTACCAGACTCTACTAATTGATCCGCTAACTCATGCCTTGCGAACTTAGTACCGAGAGCGGTAATAGTCCGTACGCGATTCCGTTCGTTAGCAATTGCAGATTGATGCAATTCCAACGATTGTTGTTGTTCCATGTTGTCCCTCGATTGTTTAACGATTAGTGGCTCCTCGTCCACCAGGCTTCTACCAACGCCAACCGTAGGATCAGCGGGGATTGTAACCAAACTCAATTCAAATGGCTCCCACTCAGTAACCCGATATTCATCGGTTTGCCGTTTATCGTGGTTGTCCACTCGCAGTATACGGTATCCTACCGAAACGTTGCGTATTACACCATTTCGGACATCATCCTTAATTTGCTGAGCAAACGCTGATGATGAATATCTAGCCTCCGCATAACCACGCCTGTCCTTAACGTAGGCACGCTCCACAACACCAACGAGTTGGTTCGAGTCGTGGTTAAATAGCAGTGGTGCGCCATTGTTCAGCCTATCCAGCCTAACGGAACCATCGCCGTGGTCAAGTACTTCGTCACCCATCGCTCGGTCCACTGGCATTTCTGATGAGAAACTGAATCTGACCATGTTATCATCGTCACCATTCTCCTCCTCCATGCGTCCTAATATTCGTAACAGCATTAGTTGTCCTCCTCATCAGCAACATTCATTTGATTCACTACTTTATTTGCCCAGGTCTGCCCAGGGTCTCCACCCCACAGTGCCCATGCTATACGACCATTGCTAGGGAACCCATCCTCACCTGGACTAAATCCGGTAGCCTGTTTGTCCACTTCATGCCGTGCAAAAAAAGAGCGCATACGACGTAATGTATCAGGACTGAGTTCCACACCATTCTGTATGTCCCTAGCCCGTGCCACACCAACCGCTGTACCACCACGCCCAAATTCACGCCGCCAAGCCAAACCCCTCTTCGCCTCAGAACGTGCTCCAACAGGTGGACGGAAATTTATGTGGCTGTATCTCTCAGGTACTCGTTTATAAATAGATTTTGCAGATGATTCCTCCATGTCGTCCTCCTCCATGTCGTTATCCTCTATGTCGTTATCCTCTATGTCATCAACTTCATCCTCAGTATCGGCTGCTATTGGTGCAGCATATTGTTGTACTGCTATCGGCATGGGCACGTCAGTATCAAACTGCAACTCTAATGATTCTGCTAATTCATGCTCAGCCGATAGCTGATTGTAAACCTCCTGTAGGTCACTGCCGTTCTCAGCAATAATCTGTGACTTGGTTACGAACCCTGCCCGCAGCGCCTCCTTATAGGCGTCCACCTCTTTAGTTGGATCGATGTAGCCCCATGACCGTGGTATGAATCGGCAGTCATGATAAAACGATGGGTCTAGTTCATACCGTGGGAGGTTCAGAACACCAGATAATACAGCCATGTCGAGCCACCGGTAATACACGATTTTGTTAAAATTGTCTATCAACCACGACTGCAACTGCCGCCACACATCACGTTCATTCTGAAGGGCTAACCGACTACTGCTATAGTTGCTCTGGCTGTAGTCATTCATAACGGACTCAGCACTACATCCAAGCCCTGCCGAAAATGCACGCAGGCTCGCACGAATGTAGTCAGCATAGGTAGCCGATTGGTCATTGTTTATCGCTGGAACACTAACCGATTCACCAGGTGCCAGGTACTTGAATACACCCGGCTCAAATGTCGTTACCCGCTCATCATCATAAACACCATCGCCAATTAACTCCCCTTCAGGACTCGTGATAAATCCCATTAAGGAAGCTGCCACTCGTTTGCTAATCAGTTCTGCCTGTTCGTATCCACTTAGATGATGCAGTCGCTCCACAGATGAACTGAACCACGTCACACCACGAGTCTGCCCAGGTCTATCTACCGTATATAGGTGGATGATTTCATCAGCAGGTATGCGTTTGTATCGTGAAGTGACTACAGTATGAGAACTAAACAAATAGTCGCCTGGATGCCTCATGCCTGCATAAAA